TCATCAGAGACTTTCCAGAAGCAGTTGGGGATATCAACAACTTTCTATTATGTCTTAGGGCGTCGTATACTCCCTCTACTTGGTACTCGCGGGGAGAATACTTGCAAATAGCATTCATATAATCCTTTACACCTTCCTTTGAGATGAAATCGTTAACCTCAAAAGGAAGACCATAGAATTTGTTATTAGCAAACTCATAGGTATATTCGTGGTCCTCACAGAACTTTGTGAGTTTATCTAATAACCCGACATATATCTCACCAGTCTGGGTATTGAATAAACGAATCTTTCCGTCCCAGTATTTGTTGCGATACTGAGGCATAAACTTGGCACCAGGAACCTCAAACGTGAACTGATCTGCTAGTTCGTAGTAGACGTGTGGTTCTGCTTTTACCTGAAGATATACTTCGTTCTTTTTTGATATAATCAAATGAGACATAACCCATAAGTATCACCTATGGGTATTTATTGCCTCAGTTAAAACCTGCCTGGAAGCGATGCCATTCTATGGCATTTTTGATTTGGTAAGTTCTATTGGAAATCGTCTTAATTATCTCCTCCAGGAACTTAAGCATAATATCGTAGTATCTAATTTTGAGATCTACTTTATTCAGTTTCTCATCGGCATCCAGATACCTCTGTAATGCCTCTTTGTCTCTTACCTTATACGGAAATGGTTCTTCCTCATAAACCTCTGCTGGTGCCTTTCCTGTGTAGTAATTATATCGTTCCAATCTTACTCTACTATGCGTTTCTCTTGCTCTCTCGCGGAGTAGTGTAATGGTATTGTATAAGGTATAATACTTAGAATGAAGTTGAGGAATTTTTAAAGATTCATCATGTAAGTTGTCAGGGTCTATGACAGAATCCCTCTGCCACATCTCCTGAATTTCATCAAGGTTCATGAGATACTTTTGTTTCCACTAGAAATACCATTATAGGAAGAGTGGACTGTTTTGTAAAGTGTTTACTTAAACTCTGGACCATAAAACCATGCGACTAAAGATTTCCTTACACCAGAAGTAACTGGACGAACTCTGTGCCATTGGTCTCCATGAAAAAACAAGGCAGATCCCGCAGACAATTTAAATGTTTCATATCTCTTTTTTTCTGATGGTCCATATAACTCCAAATCAAACTCTCCTCCTTCATAATTATCATTTAGAAAAAGAGACATACTGATTTTTCTAACATTTCCATTTATTGGATTGGCATATTGATCAACATGCCAATCATATTTACCATCAGGTTCATATATTCCATATTGAACTGGTTCTACACCAGTTATATTAAAATTCCAGTTGGTAGACACATTTACGCTATTTACCATCTCTAAAAGTAATGTATATAAATCTCTATTGTCTATCCAACAAATTTTAGATTTTCTTTTTTTAGAAATACCTTGCTTGTCTAAAATTGCTTCTTCAAAATTGTTCGATAATTTTAATGCATTACTGACAATTTGTAATGAATTTTTACTAAAAGAAACTTGTTTATAACGAATTCCATAATTCATAATAATTAATCATAATCTTGTTCTACCATCAGCAGCAAGGATATTATATACGGTATACTTGAAGGTGACCTCTGCTGTAAAGTAGCTAACATCAGAATCGGATGCTTCAAATTCCAGTGAGGTCAAATAGATTGGAAATAAATCTTTAAATTTTACAATAGCAACATCCCTATAATTACTATTCAAGATGTGTAAAGATCCATCGCTGAATTGTTTTTTTGGATCTTGAATTGCATTTTCTGTAATAAGATCCTTAAAATCTTGTGTGGTTTCTGGATATCCGAGACCAGTTAACCAATTGTGAATTGCCATATAATTATTGAGATTTTCATCAACCAAGAATCTCAAAGAAAAATCGCCATAAGTTAGTTTATCGCCAGGGACATCAACATCTTTCAAGTATGATGGTTGAATGGCAGTTCCCAAACTAATTTCGGGTATTCTTGCAGAATTGCAGAAGAAAGAAACCTTTGGTTCTTTTGTCAAAATAAAATTAAAACCAACAGGTGATAAGAAGTTTCTATTTCCTATCTGCTTATCAAATGCACCAGCCATTTGTTTTTATTTGTATTTAGATAAAAAAAGAGGGTTCCGAAGAACCCTCTGAGAAACCTTGTGAAAATGGATCACATGAGGTTCTTAACCTGTACTCTCTGATAGTAACGGTTTCTGTCAGCGGTAACTGCGCTAGTTGGGCTTGAAGTAGCACCATCGTTTGCGAATGGGTTAGCAACAATACCGTAGCGAGTCTTAAATCCAATTTTTGGCTGGAAGTTATTCTCACCGACGGCACGTACCATCTGCAGAGGAACGTATGGGCAATAGAACAGACCTGCGTCATAAGGTGAAGTACCCTTATAACCGACAACGTAGTACTGCGAAGCAGCAGAGTTTGCCGAATATGGGTCAATGTAAACGCGATACTTACCAGCAAGAACACCAGCGAAGGTGTTGCCAGTGTCATCAACGTTCAGGTTTGCATTCAGAGCAGGGGTGTAATCAAGTACACCAGCCATGGTCAGAGCGGAAGCAACGTCTGCTGAACACAGAATGACGTTACCCTTCCCTCTACGAGTTCTTTGGGCAATGCGGTTTGCATCTCTTTCGATCTGGAAGATCAGACCCTTGAACTTCTCAACCGACCAGCGACCGTTGGAGTCAACGTCGAGGTCAAAGATACCTTGGTTAGCAACGTTTGCCTGAGCACCAATTTCAGCGGACTTATAGATGGTGCGGATAACTTCGCGGTTGATTTCTGCGAGGATCTCAGTTGACAGAATGTTTGCCAACTCAGCTTCTGCATTCAGACCGTGAATTGCCTTGAGGTCCTGAGCGAGTTCTAAGGAGTACTCAGCCTTCAGTGCTCTTGACTGTGCAGTAACGGTGACCTTCTCGATTGAGAATGCCATCTCGTTGAACTGGTTTTCGCCGTCGTCTCCAAGACGCTCAGCGTCTCCAGTCTGCATACCACCACCAAGGGTATATGCTCCAGCAGGAGTGTCGTTAAGAACAGCAGGATTGTCTCCGCTTTGACCAGCGGTAGTACCAATACCCAGAACGTCACCCATTCCGGTTGCCTGAGCACCAGAGAATGCGGTGTTTGCTTCGTCGAACAGTGCTTCCGAACCAGACTGGCTGGTGTACTTCGAACGCATTGCGAAGATCAGTCCAGTAGGACCGTTCATTGGTTGAACGCCAGCGAGGTCATAAGCGACCAGGTTAGGCATTGAGCGTCTGATCAGAGAGATCAGAACAGGGTCGAAACCTGCGGTTGGGGAAGCACTAGTGCCACCGAAACCACCGGATTGACCAGCAGAAGCGTTAGCATATGATGCCTCGGACAGGAACTCACGCTCTTCGCGGAGTGCCTTTTCTTGGTTCTCCAGGAGAACTGCGGTTACCATTCTCTTGTGTGCATCTTGGATGCCACCGAGACCCTCGTGGTTGAGGATAGGTGCCCACTTCTCCTGCAGGTGTTCAGCATTGAAACCTTGCATTTGAATTTTACCTCTTAAAAGTTTTAGTTTGACTTATGATATAAAAATCACTTTTTAGAAACTCTGGTCAGAGTAGTGAGATATGACTCCATTAAACCAGACACTTGGACTGGTGCAGTGGAGTCTGCGCTCTCAGAAATGTTCTCTGACTGATCTCTTTGAGTACCAGCAGTTGAAGGGAAATAAGATTCTCTCAATGCTACCAGTTTCTCACGATACTTCTCTTCACTATCAAACTCAACATTTTCGGCAAGAGAAGCGAGTTTATCCTTCTGCGAAAGTGCCAGACCTTCACAGACCTCGGAGAAGATTACATCAGCAACCGACTCGGCTAATCTTTGTTTGAGAGCAATATTTCTTTCGATTTGCTCGTTGAGTTTATCTTCCATTTCATCTAACTTCTCTACCATAGTAGAGAGAACATCATATTTCTCTTCAGGGATTGATACATAATGATCTTCAAAAAGACTTCTCATTCCGGTGAGGAATGATTCGGTCATTTCAGTCTTGAGTCCTTGCTCAACAGAGAGTTGGTTTTCAGTTACCCACTCTTCTGCAACATACTCAAGATAAGCATCAACTCTATCGGTCAGTTCTTCCTTAATGGTTGCAACTTGCTCCTCAAGAGTTTGCTCATACTGTGCAGTCAGTTCTTCTTGAATTTCTGCAACTTTTGCCTTGATAGCAGTTTCAAAAATGGTGCGTGCTCTCTCTTCAAATTCTTCAGAGAGTTCTTCGCCTTGGAGAAGAGCATTAATGTCTTCTTCGACATCATAGGTCTCTTCTTCGACAACTTCTTCTTCAGTAGTTTCTTCTTCGGTAACTACTTCTTCCTCAGCAGTCTCTTCTTCTGCTTCGGCAACTACTTCGCCTTCAACTTCTGCCTCTTCTTCAGCCATCTTTTTCATTGGCTCAGCGGGCTTAGCACCTTTCTTTACAATGTCAGCGACAGTTGCAAGTGAAGGTTCCTTGAGTTTGGCAGAATCGTCGTCTACCTTATAGTTTTCTGGAGTAGGACCGCCAAGATCTTCCCAAGCACCGGTTTGACCAGGAGTTGCAACAGGAGTTGCACTCTTGTGTGGTGCTTCAGCTTTAGCAGCGCCTTTCGTTACTACGTTTTCCATTTCTTGTAAATTGCTACCAACGGACATTTTTGATTAGATATTTTTGTATTAATCTATATTTATTTATAAATTAAAGATTTGAGAGGAACTCATTGAATAAATTCAACTTATGTTCTTCAAGTATTCTTTGATCAACAAGGGTGTTGATTCTCTTTTGGGTTTTCTCTGCGAGTTGCTCACGAAGGATTCCTCCTTCCCAAACCCACTCTTTTCCTTCCATAATTCCTTGAACAAAAGCATCGGGAGCAGAAGGATCGGCAACAATATCAGCAGCAGTTGCTAACATAAAATCTTCACCGACAACTTTATGACCTTCGTTGGTCATCTTGAGTGAACCAACACCACGAGAAGAAACTCCGAGCATTACGCCTTCATCAAGAAGTGAAGATGCAATCTTACCCATAGGAGTATTCAGAATTTGTGCCTTACCTTTAAAATTACTTCCTTCTTGAACGAGAGAAGTAATTTTGTGAGAAACGCGATCAAGATTAACGGTAGGTCCATCGGGATGACCGAGTTCTCCAAGAGCACGACCCTTCTGAACAAAAGTTTCGTTATATCTTTTTACCTCACGGGAAAGAGTTTCCATAGGATACATTCTACCATTACGGTTTTTAATGTCCCCCTGAAGAAAAACTCCCTCAATGTATAATTTTTTAGCGGAACCTTTACCTTCGGTAATGATTTTTACGTTTGAAATTTCTTCTGTGATAAGTTTCATTTAATTAACCGGTAAATCCTACTTTTAAACCAACAACTGCTGCTGCTGATGCCGAAATTTGATCTTGAGGACCTTTTTCGAAGAATTCAACGTGACCTTGTGGTAAAGAAACGGTAGCAGTATTTGCGTATCCGGCAGTTGTGCTTTTTGCGACACTAACAGTTGCCGTGCTTCCTACCCCATTATAAACTCTAACAACAGTTGCATTATCTAAAGTTGTTGGAGTGTTTAAAGCAACTTCATTTCCAACACCAACCAATAAAGTTCTTGTCATTATTCTTGTTCCTCTGATGATTGATCGTCACCGAATAAGGATGCACCAACTGTTGGACGAATAGCATCAATTCTTTGTGCTGCTTTTGCATAAAGAACATCTTTAATTTTGTCGCTAATGTCCGACGCAGCGGCATCTGACCCTATCAAATTTACAATTTCTTCCATAAAAAGTGATTATAACTATATTTTTTATTTATATCTCGCCACCTTTTGGTTCTTTGACCTGAGTAATTTCTCCCGATGCTTCAAGGTCTGGTTCCATTGGCACATCGCCCATCATTCCCATTTCACCTTCTTGTGGTAATGGTTCACCGGTGATTGGATCGACAGAACTTGGATCGGGGATAATGCCATCTTTAATTTCTTGTTCAATCTGCTCATCCATTTCAATCATTTCTGAATCAGTTTGACGAAGAACCTTTCTACGAACCCACTGTGTGGAATAATACTTTCCAATATAAGGTTCAATAGTAGCAAGAACACCAAGACGCTCATTGAGCATTTCGGTTTCTTTCAACTCTGCAAACTGATTATCGTATAAGAAATCATATTGAATGTGGTCTGAAATTATCTCCCAATCTTCGGGAGATACAATGTTCTTAAGAATTAATTGAGTCTTTAACATATCATTGAACATTTGAGCAAATCTCTTTCTCAAACGCCCAACAAATTTTGCAAACTTAAGTTCGTCTCTCAGAATTTCGGAAGAACGACCAAGATTAAAACCACCATCGGAAGCAATTCTTGATTCTGGAACTCCAAGTGCTCTATAAAGTTTCTTTTGGAAATACTCAATATCTGCAAGTTCTCCTAAGTTTTGTCCGCCAGGAAGTGTGGTGATTTCAGTTCCTCTACCACCTTCTCTTCTTGGAAGCCAGAAGTCTTCCATCATAGACATAAACTTGCGATCATCACGAACTTCGCCAGTATTTGCGTCGTATACAAGTTTGTTACGATAACGCATCATGACATCACGGAGATATTGTTCTGCCTTCACTTTTGGAAGATTACCAACATCAATATAGAAAATTCTACGTTCTGGTGCTCTAGACAAACGATAGATAACCAGAGAATCCTCAATCATTCTGAGTTGATTGAGTGCTTTGATTGCTTTGTGGAGATATGAAAGAACTGATCCCTTATTTCTATCTACAAGTCCAGAAGTACAATAAGTAATGGCGTCTTTGGCAATTTTAGTTCCCTTGTTTCCACCGCCACCACTCATCATTCCTGTTGGGTAGTTTGGTTTTGGTGTATAAACAAAGTACTCTTCAATTTCTGGAGCAATCGCATTATTTTCGTTATTGCGACCAGAAATATTTGGTCCAAGAGTATTATTATCTTTTTTCTTTTCTTGGCGGACGA